AACTGCTATTAAATCTAAAGTTAAAGCTGAAACTGCTAAACTTGAAGAAGAATACGCTAAGAAATTAGAAGAAAATACTGAGTCTCACAAAGCTGAATTAGTTGAAAAAGTTGATTCTTACTTAAACTACGTTGTAGAAGAGTGGATGAAAGAAAACGAAATCGCTATTGAGAGAGGTATTAAAGGCGAGATTGCTGAAGACTTTATCAGCGGTCTTAAAAAACTATTTGAAGATCACTACATTGATGTTCCAGATGAAAAATATAACGTCTTGGAAGATCAGGCTTCAAAAATCGAATCTTTAGAGAAAAAACTTAACGAAGAAATCGAAAAGAATGTCGAATTACACAAGCATAACGGTGAGTTAAAAAGACAAGACATCATAGATGAAATGTCAAAAGACCTTGCTGATACTGCTAAAGAGAAATTTGACGGCTTAGTAGAGTCAGTTGAGTATTCAACAGAGAAAGATTTTAGAAACAAAGTAGAAACTCTTAAAGAGTCATATTTTGGTGCTAAAGAAGAAGTGAAAAATAGTGACATAGATGATGTAGCGGCAGGCGCTGAACCAACTGAGACAGTTGATTTATCGAATGCTATGGCTGCTTATACCGCCGCTATTAAAAAAACAAAAGACATTAAGGTGTCGAAATAATAATACAATAGAGGGAGAAAAACAAAATGTTTTTATCTGAACAAGTAGAAAAAAAATGGCAGCCAGTCTTAGAACATCCTGATTTACCAAAAATTAGTGATTCATACAGACGTGCCGTTACAAGTGTTATCCTTGAAAACCAAGAGAAAGCACTAAAAGAAGACAGAGCATTTATCTCTGAGGCTGCTCCTGCTAACCAAACAGGATCTAGCGTTGACAATTGGGATCCAATCCTAATTTCATTAGTTAGAAGAGCAATGCCTAACCTAATCGCATACGACATTTGTGGTGTTCAACCAATGACTGGTCCAACTGGTTTAATTTTTGCTATGAGAAGCAGATTCTCAAGCCAATCTGGAACAGAAGCATTATTTGACGAAGCTGATACAGACTTTTCAAGTAGAAATGCTGCTGGTGACTCAACTACAAATACTGGCGTAACTGAGCAAAGAGGTACTAACCCAGCAATTCTTAACGACAGCCCAACAGCTGGACAAGAATATTCAACTGGTCAAGGTATGACTACTGCTTACGGAGAAGCATTAGGTGATTCATCAAACAACGCATTTGCTGAAATGGCTTTCTCAATTGAGAAGTCAACTGTAACTGCTAGAACAAGAGCCCTAAAAGCTGAGTACACAATGGAATTAGCACAAGACTTGAAAGCTATCCATGGTTTAGATGCTGAGACTGAATTGGCTAACATCCTATCTGCTGAAATCCTTGCTGAAATCAACAGAGAAGTTGTAAGAACAATTTACATCAACGCTGAAAAAGGTGCTTCTGCTAACACAGGTACTATCAACACAACTACTGAAGGAATCTTTGACTTAGACACAGACTCTAACGGTAGATGGTCAGTTGAGAGATTTAAAGGTCTTATGTTCCAAGTAGAGAGAGAAGCTAATACTATCGCACAAAGAACAAGAAGAGGAAAAGGTAACATTATAATCTGTTCATCAGACGTTGCCTCTGCTCTTCAAATGGCTGGTGTGTTAGATTACACTCCTGCGTTAAACAACAATCTAAACGTTGACGATACTGGTAATACTTTTGCTGGTGTATTAAACGGTAGATACAAAGTATACATTGACCCATATGCTGCTAACCAAGCTGCTAAGCAATACTTTGTAGTAGGTTACAAAGGTACTTCACCTTATGACAGTGGTTTATTCTACTGCCCATATGTACCACTACAAATGGTTAGAGCCGTTGGACAAGACACATTCCAACCTAAAATCGGTTTCAAAACAAGATATGGCTTACAAGCTAATCCTTTTGCTGAAGCTGGTACAGGCGACAATGCTGTTATCAATGGTGCTGGTAATGCTAACGCAAACAGATATTACAGAAGAGTACAAGTTACAAACTTAATGTAATATTTCAGACCAATAATACTAAAAAAGGGGGCTTCGGTCCCCTTTTTTTTAGCGTGTATAAATACTTTATATGAACGGTGAAATGTACATTTATGATTATTTTCCTACAAAAGTAGCAGAAACATATCTAAAAGATTTTGAAAATATTAACAAAGATATTTTACCTAAAATCTACAATCTAAAAAACACACAAACAGATAACGTCAAAAGATCAAACGAGGGTGGTTGGCATAGTAGAGACGATTTAAATTATAGACCTGAGTTTAGAAATATACATAACGCAATATTAGAAAGTGTTAATGCGTTAGGCAATAATCTAAACTATGATACAAACAAATACTATTTAAAAATATCTAACATGTGGTCTATTATCAATAATAAACACGATTATAATTCATCACATAGTCACACAAATGCTTTGTGGTCAGGTGTTTATTATGTAAAAGCTGACAAAGATAGTGGTAATTTAAACTTGTATGATCCTAGATTACAGGCACACACTACTCATCACTACACAAATGGTGAAAAATTACATGATATTAATTATACAAGAATGGAATTTGCGCCTACTACTGGTAAATGTTTGATTTTTCCTGGCTGGCTAATACATGATGTTTCGCCTAGTAAGTCAGATAATGATAGAGTTATAATATCTTTTAATATAGGACAGTCTCCTAAGGTATTATAAATATATGTATGACAACAACTAACAGTTATTTACGACAACCAACAAAATTAGACTATGCGTCACCAACGCAGTTTAAATTTAGTATTTTAAAATTACCTAAAGTAGAATATTTTTGTACAGAGATAAACATACCTGGCATATCACTTAACTCATTAAGCCAAGACACATCTTTAAAACAAATACCTATACCTGGTAATACACTATCATATGCTCCTTTATCTTTAACTTTTTTGATAGACGAAAATTATGAGAATTACCAAGAGATACATGGTTGGTTAGTAGGTTTAGGATATCCTAGATCACATGACGAGTTTAGAAATTTAGCTGCTGCTGGTGATGATAGATTTCCAGGCACTAGTCAACAAAAAGCAACAGAGCCAGGTAAAGTAAAATACGGTGCTGCTGACGCAGGTGGTACTTATTCAGACGCTACACTAACTGCTTTGTCAAGTAAAAACAATTCTATATTAGAAGTTAGATTTAGAGACTTGTATCCTACATCATTATCAGGTGTACAATTTACACAACAACCTACCGATATTAGTTACTTATCAGCAACTGTTGAGTTTCAATATCAAATTTATGACTTTGCTTCAGTAGGGTCATCATCAACTAGTGTAACCACATCATAGCCTTTTCTTTTTAGGTTTTTTGTGATATACTATATATTATGGAGTTATTATGGATTTAGAACAATTACAAGAGTTGGCTGATAAAGACTTAAAAATTAATGATACTGAACTTGATTTAGAGTCACTTAAAACGCCTCAATTACACAACAAATATATGAAACACTTAACAAAGTTTAAGTTATTGTTAAGTCGTGCCGAAGGTGATTTTTCTACAATAAGAAAAGAAAAGTGGGAATATTATACTGGCAAAGCACCTGCTGAAGTTTATGCTGAAAAACCATTTGATTTAAAAATACTAAAAACAGATATAGACAAATATTTAGAATCAGATGTTGAGTTTCAAAAGGCAAAACAAAAAGTTGATTACTTAAACACTATTGTTGATTTCTTAGATAGAACAATCAGAATTATCGCAAACAGAGGATTTACTATTAAAAACGCAATTGACTGGCGTAAGTTTACTAGTGGTGCTATTTAATGAATCTAAAGTTTGAATATTACTGGTATCAAAATGCCCTTACGCCAGAGCAATGCTCAGATGTTATTGCTATGGGTCTGAATAAGATGGAAGAAAATAGACGTAAAGGTGAATCAAATGATGGTGTAACTTATAGTGATAATTATAAAGGCAGTAAAGGCTTTGATGTAGAGTTAGGTAATAAAACAATACAACAAATAGAAAAAGAATACGGCTCAGAGGCTGCTAAAAATAAAACTTATGTTAGAGATAGTAAAATTGCTTTTTTAGATGAACAATCTATTTACGACATACTTTGGCCGTTGATTAAAAGGGCAAATGCTGATACAG